ATTGTCTATTTGTGATGGATACGAAATTCCTATATTTTGAGATGGTTGACTTCCAATATCTACGCCTTTTCCATTTTTATTATCTATATTAAATACATCAAATAGATTTTTTAAAATCCACATAGTAATTTTTGCTTCTTCAGGGTTTACTTTTCTTAAAAAATATTGTAACTTCTTTAAACATAAATCATGAGGAATACTTGCATAATATCCGCTAAAATCAATTAACAATATGTATCCCTCATTACTTTTATATTTTCTATAATATTGATGTAAGTGTGTTTCAAATCTTTTTCTATGAAAAGCCACACCTCTATTCTTTTGACTTGCACCATTATCATAGATTAAATATGGAGAAATAGCTGGACTTAAAACATTATCGCAAAGTAAATGATTAATTGTTTTATCAACCATATTATTACTTGTAATATGTCTTATTTTTCCTCGTTCATTTATAGTAAATTTTTTTCCTGCTACTGGTTTATATTTCCACTCTTTCAAATCTTTTAAAATTTGTGCTGTTTCTATCAAATGGTTCATTTCGAACAATTGTGATTGATATTTAAAAGGTGCTCCTTGAATTGCCTTTGTTCCAGCTTCATAAATTTTATTTGCATCATAAAAAATATTCATAAAAATCACTTTAATAGTATTACTGGTCGTAACCAAATACATAATGATTAGTATTTATCAATTCTGCTATTGAAGGGATAATCTTTCCTTTCCTTTTCCCATATCCATACGATGGAATCAAGTCCATATAAATAAATTGTATGGGTTGTGAAATCAGGACGAACACCGTTGACATTCGAAGCGTTGTTGTAACTCGAATTACCATTGTTGCTGACATTCGCGAAATTCGTAGAAGAAACGACATACAAAGATTACCCACTAATTATTATTTTTTTATATTTTTTAAAAACCTATTGTCAGTTTGTCGAAGTGATTTTATCATATTAAATTCTTTTTGAATTTCTAGAACCAAATTCATATACTTATTCAAATCAGCATATAAACATTCTCCTGCATATTGCAATTCATCTTGAAGTGCATTACAACAAGCCATAGCTCTGTCCATTTCTATACGTCTTTCTTCAAACTCTGACATATATGTTGGAAATATTGTATTTGCAATTCTTAAATGCCTACTTATTCCTGTTGCTAATTCTATTACATTGTCTGATACTCTATTTATTTGATTTCTATAAAATTTATACATATTTTCTTTTATTCTTATTTGTTCCTTTTCATCAAGTCCTTTTATTCTATTGTTTATTTTCTCTTCTATTTTTGAAAATGTTATATAAAAATTATTTTCTGCTAAATTTGTTACTGCCATTCTTATCATATATGCATTATGAATTGTTTGCAATTTTGATTCTTTTCTTTCACTTTTCTTTATCTCTGACATTGTAAAATAATACTATTTCTCCTTTTCTATTTTTTCAACAGAAATTATATCATTTTTATTTTCTTATTTTAACTATCTTGAAAGCTAACTATACTATATGACAGGGCATAAAGCCCTGTCGATGTCTGATTACACGATTAGGAAAGCAGGACGAACACCGCCGACATCCGAAGCGAGGTTGTAACCCGAATCACCAGTGGGGCCGACAAGCGCGAAATACGCAGAAGAAACGACATCTCTTAACCAGTACCAATATCTATCTCCAGCATCATTTCTAGCAACAATCGAATCATGTCTTAACCTGAATAATGATAATTGAGAATTGTCTATTTGATAATTGTTAGGAAATGTAGATCCATTTGTAGCATTTTTGAATATTTGACAACCATAAACCATTATCTCATTCATCAATTCTATATCAGAATCGTACCATGTTCCTCCGGTCTCACATCCATTTGAAACTGCATTTTGTAAATGATTTCTATGCTTTAATATGTGACTTGTTTCAAAATCATTTTTTATTACTGTTTTAAATTGTGCTAAATTTGTTTTATACATCGCACTACCAATATAAGCTCCATCAGTTATATTACTAGCATTCATTTGTGCTGTTCCCATTATTCTTTCCGGTATCATCAAAACATGAGGTTTTGTACATTCTGTATCTCCCATGTGTAATCTATAATTAATATCGGCTACTAAATATTTTCTACCACTTGTTTTTCCTATGATATAATCTCCAACGAATATATCATCAAATGTTCCTGCTGCAATTTGTTTACTTAATGTCCCATCATAAAATAAATCAGTAATATCTTTTCCTCTATAAATACTATTATGTGCACCTGCATTTTTTTCTACAAGTGCAGTAAGTAATGTGGAAATTTTAACTTTTTTAGTTGTTCCATTTTCCACATCAACAACAGGTAATATATCTGTTGTTTGAAGATTCTTTAATTCTTCAAGTTCTGAAATTTTTTTAATTCCCATAATTGTAAAATCCTCCTTATTTTTTTACATTCCAACTACTAATCTTGTATTATCCTCTGTTGCAATATAATATCCATCTTCTGTTATAATTGGCGAAATTGCATCTTCTAAATTCTCTCTTGTTTCATTTAAAATAGTAGTTAAATTATCTATTTCTAATTGTATTTTTCCTGCTGCATCTTCTGACAACTGATTTTTCATCTTTTCAAACCAATTAGTAAACTCCTGTTCTTCAGTATTAAAGAAATTTGCCATAATATTTTTAAATTCTGTAAAATATGTATCGTGTTCCGCTTCTTGATCTTCATAATATTTCTTATATGCCTC